TTAGTCTTTATCCGTCATGGAATTGCTACTTTGGATAATAGCAAACTTGCGTTTCAGACGCAAAAACGGTTTCTCATAAAACTGATAAGAAACCCACGCCAAAGCAACCGTTATCAATGTTATACCAATGTAAATCAGTATCCTTTGTGTCAATTCTGATAAGCCAACGTCGAATAAACTGTACCATCTTGAGAATAAAAATATCAGAATTGGATGTATGACATATATTCCATAAGAAATCTTTCCAATAAAATCAAAAAATGGTGTCTCAAGATTAATAATAAATGGTTTTTCTTTTAACTGACTCATAATCACTATCAATGAAACAACTGCCATATATTGAATACGAAATGGAGCGGGAATATAAATACAATAGAATTGAGATGCCAATAACAACACCCAAGCAATCAAAGTAATGCACTTGTTGAACATAATATTACAAAAAAACTGATTCTTACGATAATAAAGAATTGCCCCAATCGCACCAATCATCATACAGTCAAATCTCGTGACAGAGAAAAACCGATAAGCCCAACATTTTCCGCCTATGAGCAAACTACCGTATTTGCATACGAGCCAAAAACAGCATATTATAATAGCAACTTGTAATAATCGTTTCTTACTATATTTAACCAACCAAGGCCAAAACAAATAAAACTGTTCCTCAACACCAATACTCCAAAAATGGACTATTGGCCACAAACCGCTTGCTGTACAAAAAGGAATATTTGCAGCAAAGAAAACATAATACCACAACCGATTATCAATTACTTCTCCTTGTCTTCCCAATACGAACAATACAACAATTGCAAATAATAAATACCCATAATAAATTGGCCATATTCGAAGAATACGACGCAAATAAAACTTAGGAACATCAATGGTACAGGTACTATTCTTCTCATTCATTAACAGATAGGTTATGAGAAATCCACTAATAACAAAAAACATTGTTACCCCATCAGCAATAAGGGAAAATCCCCCTCCTTGAAGTTTGCCCCATTGCCCAAATGTGCGTGAAAAAACATGACCCCATAAAACGGTTATTGCCGCTAATGCTCTTAATCCGTTCAAACCTGGCAAATGAATTGCTTGCTGTGATACAGTATTCTGATGACTCATTTTTAACTAACACTAGTTGTGAAAATAATCAGCAAAAATAGTAAAACTTATTATTTCAGTATTAGAAAATTACATGAATTTACAAAATCCACTGATATAATCGCAAAATCGAAAAGTACGCTTTTCTAAATTGAAAAGTACATTTTTTTCAAAAGTCAGGCACGAAGTTTTTTTCTTTCGTGCCTGATTCGTTTTACGGCCTTTTGAAAGCTTTTCAAACATCCTATACATTCAGCACAAACTTGACTTCTTCATCACCATTCAGAAGCCTTTTCGTTGCTTCAAGGTTGGTTTCATAGATATGCACATTTGCAAGAAACAATGTGATTGACTTCAACGGTAAATCAATGTGACGGCTCATCAAATAAAGATGGTAAAGGTCAGAAGGCAGACCAAGATTTGCATCTGAAGAACGCTGATAGGCTGAAACAACCAATTCGCCATCGTGTATCTGGAACTGCACCAAACTCAAGCACGGGGCTTGGTTGCTTTCCGCACCTGTCTCGCCCAGAAATAGCACATAGTTCTTGCTGCTCCGCTTTTCCGCGTTGATTTTGGCTATCAAACGCGGAAGTTTCTCGAAGTAGGTCGGATAACTGTTGACGAGGATTGGCCCGCAATAGTCCCACCAACTGATGCCCGCTTCACGGTAACGCTCCGTCAGGCGTTCACCCTGCATAAAGAGTTGCAGCTCGTTTCGTAATTTCTTTCTGGCAATGTTGTGTCCCTCGAAAATGTCAAGCAAGTCCCCAGGAAGTAGGTCGAGTTGCTGATTCAAAAGATAAATGATTTCACCTTTCTTGTTGGTCTGTCTGTGACCGTTCGCGATGATGTTCGCGAGAGTTTGATAATACTTGTTCATGGCTTTATGTGTTTGTACAACATGATATCTTTATAGCCGGAATTGTAGTTGAGGTGCGTGTTGAGTTCTATGCGTGTCGCACCCTCAAACGGATTGCCCTTTTTGAATTCTTTGTCAAGCCAATCGCACAACTCAATGATGCTGCTTTTTTCGGATGTGAAATAGAAATAGTTGGTTCCGTTGAGCGTATGCAACACATCCAGATAATCGCGCAACCTCCAGTAGTTGGCATAGGTGCAGCTTTGGGTGGACAAATAGGGCGGGTCTATCAGGAAGCAAACTCCTTCTTTTCCTTCCCACTGCTTGAAGACTTTCCTGTAGTCCTCATGCGTTATGGTCAATCCATCAAGGTAATGGTCGGCAAAGTAGTCGGAAGCCTTGACGGTGTTGTAAAGTGAGGTCTTCAGTAATTCTTCAAAGCTGGTGACATAGTTTGCCGAAAACAGGATGGAAGCAGAAAGCGTGACATAATCCACGAAACCGCGCTTTTCATACGCTTGTATCGTTTCCAGCACACGGCTTCGGTATGGTTCCTCTATCCTTTTGTTGTCTGGAAAACCAGCCATGATTCCACGGAGTTCCGCCAACAGTGCGTTTGTGGTTGGTATGGCCTCAAGACGGCGTGAATAATCATCGTAGTCGTTATATACGACTTTGGCATCAGGCCGCACCGATTTCGTGAAGTGAGAAAGCAAACCGCTGCCACCAAACAGGTCGACAAAGGTGTTGCAATCGGTGAATTCCGTCTTCAGGATTCGCTTGAAGTCCTGGTTCCATCTGCGTTTCTGCCCCATGAATGGTAAGGGGGCTTGGGTGTAGTTTTTCTTTTCTTCTTTCATTTTTTGTAAGTTGTTTCTTGTTTTTTGTACTTTTGCAGTCTCCAACATTTACAAACAAATAGGTGCTGACACACCGAGAGGCTTACGGCCTCTGCCGTGGTGTGTCAGCACCTTTGTCATTGTCGGAAGTTGGAGTCCGACCTTGGAGGCGGAGGCCATTTTCGTGGCCTCACCTGATTATGTTTTGTCAAGCGACAGTTACTGGAGTCCAGCAACGGATTGTCAGTGCTGTCGCTTTTGGTAGGTTGTTCTGCGGTGTCGCGGAACAGATATTGACTGGGTTGGTGGAACTGAAACAGACCCGGACATATTGGCACGGATCCGAAGGATAAGGCCCGATGAGTTGTCCGGCTATGTTGGCGCAACAGACTGCATTGGCGCGGCCAGCCATAAACACTTGGGTGGCCGCGATATGCTCGTCTGTGTACCAAACAATCTCCTCGATGCCTTCCTTTTCCTCTTTCTCGTAGTGCCCTTTTTCCATCCACACCTCGACATTGGCTGCCGACTGGCCCAAGTTCTGAAGCGTGGCGTGAAGGTTCAACTCAAAGAACGTGGCCCCTTCGAAGGAGGCAAGGCTGATGTCCTGATAGCAGGATGTCGTGTTTTGCACCCCTGTGATGGGAGTTACAAGGCCGTCCAAAGACATCAGGCTTTGGGAAATCAAATCCGGGTCGATGCCGATGAGCCTTGTGCCGAGGTAGATCTTGATGTCGTCCAAGTTGTTCGGCCCGAAATCGCCGTAGTTGGTGACAAAGTAGAGCACATCGGGGTCTTTGTAGGCGAGCGCGGCATAGTCCGCGCTCGCTATCTTTACGGTTTCCACCTTGCCGTTCATCACTGCATCTCCTCCCAGTAGAGCGTGGCTTCTGAAATGGCCGACTGTATCATATTGTAGATGCCGTTGCTTTCCACCATATTGTGGCTTCCTGCGGTGGGCGCGGTGTCGATGGGACGGTCAACAGCGAGCAGGTGGTAATAGGAACCATCCGAGATAAAGAGAGCCGTGTCACCGCCCAAGATCTGGCCCGTAGTGATGTCGAGGTTGCGGTGCTTGATGGTCTTTACTGCCTGTTGGTTGACTTTCATCGTTGCTCCAGCACCGACAGGGTTGGTGAAGCGGACAGCAAAGACGCTTCCTTTATTGATGGTGACTCCCGACATGGTGACTTGCTTCTGCTGGGTGCCGTAGCCAGTGGTGCAGGTGCCGAGACCTTGGATGTCGTTGGTGAATGCACTGAGGCTGGTGGGCGTGTTGTTGGGGGCGCGGTCGATGGAGATAAGCACCCACGCACGGATTTCTTGTTCCTTGATGAGGAACGCTGGGACATACATGAAGGTAGCGGTGTCGCCCTTATCAATGATGCCATCATTGATTAAATCTCCGTGGAAGATGATTTGAGTTGGTTCAACCACGATATTATCATGGCCGTCGACGATGCCAAGATCGTTTCCATTATATACTCCAGCGTTGAAACGGATGGCGACGATTGAGTATGGTTGGATGACATAGCCGTCGATGGCGACAACTTTGTGTCTTTCTTCGGGGCCAGTATCGCACTCAGCATAGGCTATTCCGTGGTCGAGGTTGACGTGGTCTTGCCAACGGGCTCCGTTGCTGGTCTGGCGAAGGAACTGGCCCGTGGTACCAGCAGCAAGTTTTTTGACGGTCTTGTTTCCGTTTCCGAGGACTACGGTGTCGGCGGTGAGCGTTTGACTGGTTGTGACAACATTGGAGTTTGTATTGGCCACAATAGTCCAGCGGGCGGGTGTGGTGACAGTGCCTTGTGAAGCCACGGCACCCTGAACGCAGATGATATAGTCACCGGGATTGAGGCTGGCGTTGCTGACGGCAATGCCAGAGGCGTTGACATAGGCCACGCCAGTCATGGTGCTGATACAGATGTAAGTGTCACCCTCTGTGGCATCGATTTCGTTGAGCGGGCTGGACTCGTCGGGGTTGTCAGCGACAAGGCCATAAGTGCCTATGATGCGCATTCCCTGTGAGAGGTTGGCTATCTGCTCGTCTGTGTAGGCGTTGGCGGCGGCCAAGGCGTTTTTGACGGCCAAAGGTGTGGCTGCGGTTCCGCCGGTGGCCGCGTTGAGGTTGCTGTCGGTGGCATCGCTGAGATAGGTGTGCCCTTTGACGGTATCAGAGGCCGTCGCGTTGGTGTGGTTGGTGAGGGCAAGTTGCAGCGTCTGGATGACAGTACTGACGGCGGTTCTGCTCCACACATCGAATGTGAGGGTTTCAGGATGCGCCGGGTCATCGGCGTAGGCTTCCACGGTGAAAGTGTAGTAGGCATTGCCGTTGTCGGTTCCCGGTGTAATGTCGATGACTTTAGTAGGAACCACGATTTCGTGTCCGCGATAAAGCAGCCCTTTGTCGGTGATGAAATAAAGGGTGTCGGCATCGATTTCCTGTTGGAGATAGGAACTCAACCTTCCGTACTTGATGCCTTTTACTTTTGGGTTGTTTGCCATGATAATATGTGTTTTAGTGTTTGATTACAATTCGTTAATCTCTGCCGCTTCCGCCTGAATAGGAACGGGGCACATTGTCGGGTTGTATTCCACGCTGCCCAGCGTGAGGTCGGGACAGTCGGTCTGTAGCCCGTCCTCAAGGGAATAGACATATCGGATGAATGCCTGTAGCCGTATATTGTATTCGGCCTCGGTGAGGCGTTGGAAGGCTTGGTTGGTCAGGGTGTCGTAGTCTGTGGCGTTTGAAGGGTCGGTGAACCTTTCAGTAATGTCGTAGTCCTGAGAGTAGTCGCCTTTCGTGACGGTGAGCGTCTTGTTTCGTGCGTATCCTGTGTTCTGGTATGCCATTTTATTTGGTGTTTAAGTGTTGTTTAATCGTAGGTTTGCATTTCTTCCCATTCGAGCGTGTAGATGTACTGCATGATACAAACACCTTTGCTCCATGAGAATTTGTACGGGCCGGGTTCCTTGGCGCACACGGGGTTGCTCCAGCCGAAGGTGTAGGGTTGCTCCTCCTCGGCGCAGTAGGGGTCGCTCCACGCGAACTCATAGACGAACCCGCCCACCGGGGCGATGCGGGCCATTGTCACATGCTCGATGTCCTGATGGAGGTCTTGGCGGAGCGCGGTGACGAGGAAAACGCCCGGTGTGCTGTCTTCGCGCTTGGCGCAGAACTGGATGTCGAGTTCCGCCGTTCCTGAAATCACCGGCTGTGTATTGAAGGTCTGGTCTTCGAGGAATTTCAGGCGATGTTCCTCCAAAGTACGCAGGCTGCCGTTCTTGATGAACTTTTCCCACACGTTTCCGCTGGCGTTGAAAAACAACCCGCGCGCCGATGGCGCGATGCCCTTGCGCCATGTTCCGGCCTGCATTGTTTCGCTGAGGTGGTCGGCGTAGCGGTACAAAGATTCGCGCTCATATACAGTGTCAGTGTTGATGCCGTCGTCCCTGCGGTTGGCTTTCACGATGGTGATTTCTGGGTTGCGGTAGAGTTGCCACGCCATCTGGTAATAGCATGGGCTGAGGAGATGGTCAGTTCTTAAAGGAAACGGGAACACGCCGCTGCCGATGGTGAGCCTCAGCCTTCCGGCCACGGGCGGCAGGGGGAGATATTCGCCGTCGTCGCGCACGCGGTAGAGCGTGCCGTTGATTTCCATTTCCTTCGACAAGGCGATGCGGTTGCCCACCCATCCCTCGGCCACCAAGGGGTCGCGGTCGGTGTCGTCTTCCTTGTAGTCCTTGTAGTAGGCCAGCATCATGTCGGCCCATGTGGCGGCTCCCGGGGCCCATCCGCCGTTGCCGATGCCGAGGGGCGCGACTTCCGCCATGTGATAAGTGGTGATGCCGCCCGGCGAAACTTCGATGTCGCTTGCGTTGGCGTTCCTGTAGTGGCAGACGGCGTTGCCGTTCTCGTCCAAAACCTCCAGTTTGACGGGCAGCATGAAGGCAAAGTAGTTCCCACCCTTCCATACCTGCTCCTTGCCGGGATACCAGTCCTGCTGGATGACCCATTCCTCGGGCGGGTCGTCCAAGGGGTTGTCGCGGAAACTGAGCAGGAATTCCAAGTTGACGCGCAACTGGTATTCGTTGGGGTCGGGGATGAGGGGGAGATAGCCCGTTGCGAGGCTGAGGACGGTTTCGGTTTCGGCGAGGCTCTTGGCGGGGCGGTTGTCGGCCAGCACCACATCGGTGGTCATGTGCACTGTCTGGCTGTTGGGGAGCGTGACATCCAGATAGATTTTCTTGCACTTGATGCGCCATGCCACGCCGATGTCGCTGCTGTCGGTGAAGACCGGGTGTGTGCGGAAGAACCGCGCCCGATTGGAGATGCCGACGTGCGGCACCGGCCGTATGTCGATTCCCGTTTCTATGTAGAAGCCGAGTTGCAGATGCGTGCTGAAGCCGGTGAAGGCGGTGTCGCCGGTGTAGCCCAATGCGAAGAACCTGTCGGTTTCCTCCCAGTTACACTTGTCATAGTCAAGCCCGTCTTCAGCCAGCGTTTCCTCCACGTCAGGCTCGAAGGCCACCTCATACCAGCCGAAAGTTTCGCTGCCCTTCAGGTAGGCATCGGTTCCTTTCCATACAATGTAGTTCCAGCACCAGTTGTCAGGGTTGCGAAGATATTCAATGTCGAAAATATAGATTTGAGCGTTTTTCTGCATGATGCGCAGCCCGAGCGGACGCAGTATTTCCTCCAGCACCTCGCGTTTGCTCGTCATCGCGCCCCACGAGTCGCTTTCTGGCTCGAAGCGGTCGGCGTTGATGTAGAGCATGTCGAGGGTGATGGGTTGTTGGGTCTTGGGTTCGAGGAGCGAGGTGTAGAGGTTGATGGGTGAGCCGTTGCCGTAGCCTATCGAGTCGAGGCAGTCGCGCACGATGTCGCCCACGCTCTGCTTGCCTTCAAGTTCAAAGTGCAGCCGGTTGAGGATGCCGAAGTCGGAAAAGGTGAGTTCGGTGACGTAGGCGCGGTTGAAACTGTAGGGTTCCTCATAGACGGCATCATCCAAATGACCTATCCAATAGGGTTTCCCGTTACGGTTCACCTGACAGAGGGCGTTGGCCGCGCCCATGAGCATCACCATCTGCCGGTCGCTCTCGTTCGACACGCGCAATGTGCAGGTCGACGACTGCACCACATCCGTCTTTCCCGTTTCTTGCCATTCGATGACACAAGGCTCATCGCCCTCCAGGCAAATCTCCAGAGCACGGCCTTGGTAGCCTTCGATGCCAATCCAAATCTCATAGAGCGTGTTGTCGGTGCTGCGAAAGTGGGTGGTATATGCGACTTGGTAACTCATTCGGTTGTTGATTGATGGTTGTTTAATCGTTTAATTGTTGTTGATTGATGGTTGTTTAATCGTTTAATTGTTGTTTGGACTCTCAACAGTTCAACATTGCAACAGTTCAACAATTCAACGGCTCCTCCTGTTGATGTTGTTTTGTTTGTTCAGGATGCCCACCAGTTCGCGGCCTTCGATGCGGAACTTCACCTCAGCCGGGCCGCCGCCTTCGTTGCCGCCTATCAGGGAGCGCAGCTTGTCCAAGGGGGCGACGACTTCGGGATTGCTGCTTGCGCCGCCGTATTCGCCCATCAGTCCCAACGTGGGGCCGTACACGAGGCCGCCGTTGGCGAACTTGGGCAGGCTTGACAGGGCTGCAATGACCGAGGCCATGGCTGCCACGGCCATCATGGCACCTACAACCGGGATGCCCGACACCGATGCGGCAGCCCCGGAGCCCGCCACGGCGGTGTTGCCCGCCACCTTGGCGGCGTCGTTGGCCAGTTGCTGCTGCGTGGCCGCGTTGTCGACGGCCTGCATCGTCTTGGTGACTGCCGTGATGGTCTTGATGATTTCGACCACCGCTTGCAGGCTCTGGAACATGCTGATGAAGCCGTCGATGGTCTGCGTGAGCGCGTCCCAAGCGTTGTCGGTTTCGGTGATTGCGTCCTTGATGTCGCGGATGGAGTTGCCAATGCCTTTCAGGCCGCTCCAGCCTTTGGTGAAGTTGCCGAAGGGCGTGTCGGCAGTAGTGCCGACTTGGTTCTCTTTCTTCCGGTTGTCAAAGTTCTGGAGGCTGAGTTGCGCATCGAGTGCGTCTTTAAGTGCTTGGCGGTCGTCTTTGCCGTAGGCGCGGGTCAACTTCAGCATGTCGTCGTAGAAGCGGGCTTTCTCCGCCAGCATTTCGCGGTCGTATTGTTCCTGAGTGATCTCATTGGCGGCGAGGCTCATCTTCAGGGCTATTTCGGTGTCGTCGAGGCAGGCTTGCAATGCGTCAAGTTCGGTTTGGTAGCCGTCTTCAGCCTCTTGTGCCTTTTCTTCGGTTGCCGTCTTCGTGATTTTGACGATGTTGTCGGCGTGTTCCTCGACGATGGCTTCCTGCTCCTGAAGTGCATCCTCGACGGCCTGCGTTTCTCCAGCAATGATCTCAGCAGGGGTGATGCTTTCGTCTTCCCGTTTGCTCTTCCTGTCCCACTTGACGGCCCACGTCACCGTGGTTTCCTTCCTGTCCTGCCTCTTTCCTTCAAGGATTTCCTTCTGCTCGGCGATAGCCTTGGCCCGTTCCTCCGCCTTCGACTGCATCGAGGCCAAACCCTTGTCGGCGGCATCCTTATCCCAAAGTGATTGCAGTTTGTACCACGCCCGCATGATGTCCTCGATGCCGCTGAGGAAGTAGTCCGAGATTTGGAGCCATTTCAGTTTGAACCACGCGCCCATCTGGCCGAGCGACTTTTTGATGTAGTTGTGGACGCTCTCCCAAGTTTCTCCCCATCCGCTGGTGTTTCTCACCACCGTGGCGATGGCACCCGCAAGGAGCGCGATGGCCGACACGATGAGGCCGATGGGGTTGGCCTTCAGCACGATGTTCAACGCGGCCTGTGCCGCCTTCCATGCCTTGGTGAGGGCTATCTGTATCTTTTCCTTGGCAATAAGCAGGTTGAGAATCAGTTCCTGACCGGCCATTGCAAGTTTGCTGGCATTGAGGGCAAGAATCAGTGTGGTGATGGCAGTGGCTGCGCCGATGATGATGCCTCTGAAGTCGCTGATGGTGTCGATGACGTTGCCGAAGCCCGTGCGGATGTTGGCAAGCACGCCCGGTATCGCGCTCAGCACATTCGTACTGAAGTCGAGGACGGCGTTGATGACAGGCTGCAACTGGTTGAACGTGTTGGTCAGGAACTCGTTGAAGGTGTCCTTGAGTTGGTTGATCTTGCCTTCCGTAGTGCTTCCCGCGCTTTCCGCGCCTTTGTAGAACAGCGAGCCTTCCTCGGTGGCCCACTGGAACGCCTGCGCCAGCATTTCGGCGGAGATTGCCCCTTGGCTCATCTTCTCCTTCAATGAGGCCATGCTTTCGCCCGTGTGTTCGCTGATGACGGCAAGCGGGTTGAAGCCAGCGTTGATCATCTGCAACAGGTCTTGACCCATCAACTTGCCGGTGCTTGTGGCTTGGCTGAATGCCAGCGCAAGGCTCTGCATCTTCTGGCCGTCGCCCGTCGCGATGTCGCCTATTTGCTTCAGCGTGGTGAAGGCTTGCTCTCCCGAAATGCCGAACGACATCATCGTCTTCTGCGCCTCAAGGAGGCCTTTCTTGTCATAGACCGTCTCCTTGCCGTATTTTGATATGCGGGCAAACATGTCTTCGGCGGCTTCGGCGTTGCCCTTGAATAGGGTTGTCATGTTGAGTTTCTGGAGTTCGTTGGATGCGCCCACATCGATGACTTTCCTCAAGGATTGGCCGACCTTGTTGGCCAATTGCGTAATCTGGTTGAATCCGATGGCAAACGTGGAGAGTTTGCTTAGTCCTGAACCCAACCTGTCCGTTTCGCTTTTGATACGTTTGACGGCACCATTGAAGTCGTCGGCACTGATTTCAAGTTTCTTGAAACTGCCGTCGTCGGTGATTTTTACCTTAAATTCTACCGTTCCTGTTGCCATATCATTAAAGTTTTATATATTTGCAGCGATGAAAACCTTGCTGATCATATTGTGCATCATCTTTGCGGTCAAGTTTTGGCCCTACATCATCGCTTTTCCTTTTGCGGTGGTCAAGGCCCTGTATTACATTGTTACCGGGCGTGACAACGACCCTGAAATGGTCGAATTGAAAGAGGCCAAAAAGCGCGAAATTGCCGCCAAGAAAGAAGCCCGCAAGGAAAGGCGCAGATTCTTCTGGAGGCTTCCTTCGTCGCCCAGGGAATTTTTCCGTTGACAACTCCTACTTCATACCTCCTACCTCTACCCCAGCCCCTGTTCCTTTTTCACCTTCTCGAACCTTTCCCGGATCTCCTTCGCCGTGAGGCTTTCGCCTTTGCCGGACGCCGGGCCTGTCGCCGAGCCTGTCGCTGAGCCTGTCGAAGCGTCCCACTCGAACTGCATCACGTCCACCGGTTTCAACTTGTGGCGGCTGTAGGGCTGCAACATGCAGGTGCATTGCATCCGGGTGCGCTCCCATGCGGCGCGATGGCGGTGCTGTTCGCCCTCGCTCCAGCCTTCGGCTATGGCCGAAAACTCAAGTGGGGTACACCGGCAGAAGTCGTCGATGCTCATGCCGATGCGCCCCACCGCCGTTCCCATCAGGGTCAGGATGTCGGCTCGCCCGTTTTTTTTTCGGGGTCGGTCGCTGAGCCTGTCGCTGAGCCTGTCGCTGAGCCTGTCGCTGAGCCTGTCGAAGCGTCCATCTCGTTGTAGAACCCAGTAATCATGTCGGGCTCGAGGCGGTCCGCGAAGTCTAATAGGCTCATGCCGAACTCCACACCGTCGGCCTTCGACGCGCTGGCGATACAGCACCAGAGGAAGGTGACGAGGCCCGACACGTCGCTTTGGTCGAGTTGGCTCACGTCGCGCCCGGTCTCGGTCTTGAAGCGCAGCATCGCGCCCATCGTCACCCGGCAGGGGTATTGTTTCCCGTTGATTTCGATTTTAGTCATGGCTTACCCTCCTTGTTTTTAACCGCCGCCACCACCGCCGTTTGAAACGGCTGTAACTGCGCCAGTGTTCTCGAAGGTGACACTCCATTTCTCGTCATCGTCTGCCGGGCCGTCCTGCTCAAGGCTGGTGATGATGAAGTCGCCCTCGTATTGTCCCGCATTGGCACCTTGGTCGCGGTATTTGTAGCGCACCTTGACTGCGGTCTTGGAGAGCCACAGTTCCTTCAGGTCGGGGAAGCCGATGCTGGAGGCGGCCACGCCGTCATACACGAAGCCCTCGGCGGTAATCTGCTCCGAAAGGCTTTTCACATACTTCTCCTTCCATTGGCTCGCGCCAGTCTCCTTGGTGACGCGCTCGCCGGTTTCTGTCGAGTCGCTGATCTTGCAGCCCGTCGAGTAGCCCAACGGCTTGAAGGTGCCGCTTTGGACGATGCCCATAATCAGGTCGACTCCGTTTCTGTATCCACTCATTGTTGTCTGTTTTTAATGGTTCCTTAATAGCATAAATCCCATGACAGGTCACACAGCATCAATACAACGGCCACCGCAATCCCAGTGGCAATCACCACTAAAACGATGTCCCCAAGTATCTCTTTCAAGCGTTTCCAGTTCATCATGTTCCTTGTTGTTTATAGAATCTTTAATCCGTATTTAATCACCATGTAAATGACAATCACCGCCAGCAGCGTCAGGGCCACCGTCCAGCCCGTGCCAACCCCTTTTGCCGGGGTCGCCTCCACCACCTTCTCAACAGTTTCAGTCTTGATGATGGTGTCGGTCGTGTGTTCGCGGACGGTGTCGTGTATGATTCGGTCGCGCCACGAGGTGCGCCAGCGGGTTATCACGACCGTGTCTCCGACATAAACAAACACGCTGTCATGCACATACTCCGTGTCCGTGGTGCTTGTTACCGTGGAACTCGTCTCCGTGTGAGCCTCACTTTTTGTCGTCGCAGTCGTCGTCCGATTGCTTCTGCAACTCGTCAAGCACAGGACAATCGTCGCTGTGAGGGCAACTATTAGCCTGCTTGATGGCTTTCTGTAGTCCATTGATGTTTCGGTTCAGTCGTTTGATTTCCACCTTCAGCGGCTCAACGATGAATTCCTGAAAGGTCTTCATCACGCTTTTGTCCGTGTCGGTCTTCATGCGTTCCACCTCGGCATTGGCCTTCGCAGCCTCCGCCTCGGCTTTCTTCACCGTCGCCTTCAACGTGGCAATGGTCACTATCAGCGTACCGCCAAGAACCACATTAAGAACGATGCTCACTATCTCCATCCATGCGCTCAGCATATCCCGTACTCCTTTCTAACATCAAAGCACGGGCAGGCCTTAGTCCACTCGTTGCTGGTGATTTTGCCGTCGCCGTTCAGGTCGGGACTCAGGTCGCGGTGGCCGCACACATCGGCCCACGGGAAGCGTTTCCTGAAATCCTCCACATACGCCTTCAGCGCGGCCTTTTGCGCCTCGGTGCGCGTGTCGGCTGGTTGTCGGTTGGTATCCAGTCCGCCAACATACACAATGTGCCGGCTTGTACCGTTGTAGCCTTGTGCCCCATTGGTGACTTCCCAGCCGTCCACATAGGCATCCTCGTTGTTCGGCACCAGACGCTCGACCGTGCCGTCAAGATGCACCATGTCCGTATAGCCGACTTGCTTCCAGCCCCTGCCTTTCGGCGGCGGGCTGCAATGCATACGGCGGATGTCTGCGGCTGTCACCTCCCGACCTTCGGGCGTGGCGGTGCAATGGATAACAAGTCGTTCTATACGGTTTTTCATGGTTCGCAGATTTTTACAGGTAAGTTGACTTTATCGTTTGCTAAATGCGCACGGCATAGCCGACACACGCGCTGAAGGTCGATTTCAATTTCCCGCTGGTCGGCACAGCGTCAACGGCAGCCTCGGCGAAGATTCTTGAGTGCTTGCCAATGTCGAAGGCCACGCCCGCCCCTGTATTGGCGGCAATGCCAATCTTGTATTCTGTAGAGGGGTTGTAAGACGCACCCACCTGCACGAAGGCATAAAGCGGACTGAAATTGACGACAGGCCCGGTCAGGACGGTGGCGTATCGGTCGAATCCGGCTTGTGGGACAAACCCGCTTACGGAAGCGGACAATCGCCATTTCCACAGGCCGCTCAGGGTTTTGCCGACAACGGCCTGAAGGCCGACATTGGAGCAGCCTTGCTGGTTGGCGTAGGTGACGGCCAGTCCAGCATCCCAGCCCTGAAAAACGAATTCTTGGACGGCGGGCATCTCAGCCTCCACCGTCTGGACAACAGTCGGGGGCTGGTAGCCGATGGCGGCTTCTGAGGCGTAGCCGGTTGCCGTTGCGGTCAGTACCGCAACCAAGAGCAGTGCGAGAATCTTGATTCTGTTTCTCATTTTTTTGAATGTTTAAAGGTTTGTAGAAAAGGTTGATTGTTGTTAAGGCGTTACCTGATAAATCACGGCCACGCCCTTCTTGTCGTTGCGGATGTAGTGGCCACCGGCGCGAACCAGTGCGCTCATCACGTCGCCGTAGTAGAGCGGGTTGTTCTCGTCGTCGAAGATTTCGTGCTGGCCTTCGGCGCGGCTCACACAGTCCTCCTGCCATGCAATGCCAGCGGCTGAGGTGGTGGCGGCGGCGGTCGGGTTGATCGTGGTACCAGCGGCGTTCACGCGCAGCACGGTGGAGCGCATGTAGAAGTCGAAGCCGTAGAGGTTGCCCAGCACACCCTTTTGGGCGTTCACCGAGGCGTTGAAGGAGGTGGCCTCGCTCTCGCTCAGGCTGGCCATCAGTTGGTTGTACATCACCGCGTCAAGCAGCATGCAGCGGCCCGTCTGCGGGATGTCGTCGAGGTCGAAGAGATTCTTCACGGCCAGCACATCAGCCTTGGTCATGGCTTGGCGGTTGCCGGTCGAAGAGGGCATGTGGGCGGCTGCGGCGGCTCCGCTGGTGCCCACCTTGGCATAGCCCGAAGGAATCCAAGAAACGACAAGGTCGGCATGGACGCTGTCGCTCAGGGCGGCCTTCATCTGCTTCAGGATGCTCTCGCGCTTGTTGTACGACAGCTCCACTTCCTCAGAGTGCTGGAGGTGGATGGGGGCCGTCGAGTACTCGTTGATGTTGTAGTTCAGGTCGTAGTCTTCGCGCTGTGAGGCCGAGGCCGGGAACACGGAGCGGTTCTTGGTCACGGCGGGGGCACTGCCCGCGTTGGGCACGTGCACGGTCTTGTCATTCACGAAGGCCGAGTGGTTGATGCTTCTTGCGGCAAAGGTGTTGTCCGCAAACAGCAGCTCAACAATGCTGTTGAGCCAGATTTCTTTCTGGAGTGCCATTGTTGTCAGTGTTTTTTGTTGAACTTCTCGTTGAATTTCTGCTGATAGATTTCAGGGTACTTCGTCTTCAGCTCCAAGAGACGGTCGGTCTTGTCAAGCTCGTCCCAACTCATCTTGCACAGGTCGCTGTCGCCCGTTCCGGCGGGTTTGGCTTCCATCGGTTTCCTTTCAGGCAGCGCGGCCAGTGCGGTCTTCGCGGCCTCGTGGTCAAGCTCAAAGAGCTTCTCGAATTTCGGTCTCGCCGTCGCGTCGATGCGGCCAGACTTCACGGCATCGTCCAAGAGATTCACCACCTCCTGTTTCTGGGCCTCGGCTGCGGCATCGTCGATGGCCTTCAGTCTCAGTCTCATTTGGCGGTTTTCATCCTCAAGGTTCTGCCTTGTGGCCTCGTGGGACGCAATCTCCGATTTCAGTTCGGTGATGGCATTCACGCAGGCTTGCGGGCTGGCGTTCTCGTCCAAGCCCAGTGTCAGTGCGATTTCTTTTGGCATGTTATTGTTGATTTTAGGCCCTATTGCCTTGTTCGGCAAGTCGGACAGGTTAATGACTTTGTTGTCGTCGTCATACAGCACCACCGTCGCGTTCGCGTTCGACGGGATGTCGCAGATCGAGATTTCCAGCAGGCGGCAGCGCGTCACCGTGGCCACCTTCTGGCCCTCCTTCAGCATTTCCGGCGCGTCGCTCCACTCCAGAGGCGCGAAGCCGATAGAGCAGGCATTCAGGATGCCGGACTCGTATTTCTGTTTGATTTTTACGGCAAACTCGTCGTTCTCGTCAAACACCGGCTCGCCGGTCAATACACCGTTCTCAATGCGCAGGTCTTTCCAGATGCCGATGGGCAGTTGGTCGCTGGTCACGCCCAAGCCGCCCCGATTGTGGTTCCACAGCATCACGGGGTTCTTCAGGAAGGCCGACAGGTCGATGCCGTCCGTCATTACCCAGAAGCCGTAACTGTTGATGCTTTCGTCGCTGATAACTATCCGTTTCATCGTCTTTTCCCGATTTTCACGGTGCAAAAGTGCCGCCTTTCACACATACCGGCAAAAAGAGTGTACACAGTGTACACATTATTTTTTTATACGCCTGCACGTGCGGAATTTTGCGGCTCTAAATTCTATTTTTCACCATGAGCAACCGATCTGAAATGGCCGCAAAGAAGGCCCAAGCCTACCGACTTTTCATGGCGGGCTATACACAAAAGGAAATCGCCGACCAATACGGAATCACGGAGGCGACCGTCTCGCGGTGGGTCAATGCTGAAGGCTGGAAAGACCGCCTCTCCGAGGAGAAAACCTCAAGCGTGGAACTCGCCAATTCGCTGATGCTGTCGGCAAAGAAAATCACGGAGGCCATCATTGCCGAGATTGGCAAGCCCGACTACAACATCGATGCAGTGACAAAACTGTCGGACAATGTGGTCAAGATTATGGCCAGTGCCGAGCGCGTGGCCAACACCGTCAACCGTGCCACCGTCATCGATGTCTTCACCTCGTTTGACCGCTGGCTCCTTGAGCGTTCCAAGACCGACAAGACCATCACGCCGGAACTGCTGGCCGTCATCAACAGGCTCCATCAGGAGTACATCAACCACATCAACAACCGCAATTGATTATGGCAAACGCGGCACGGCGCAAACAACAGGAAGCCGAGTGGCAGGCCCTTTGCGCTTTCATTCAGGAAAAGACACGCCACCTGTCGGGTAACGACAACGCATCGATACTCGAACGCGAGAAGCGTGTGGCCAGAACCAGAAAAGACTACGCCTCGTTTGTCGAAACCTATTTCTCCCACCTCGCCTCCAAGCCCACCGCCAAGTTCCAGAAGGATGCCGCCAACTATGTCCTGAGCAACGACCGCGCCCGTGCCGTTTTCGAGTGGGCACGCGGCCACGCCAAGTCCACCCATGTGTCGATGATGATACCCATGTGGATCCTGGCACAAAAAGACCACACGCCCCTAACTATGGTGCTGGTGTCAAAGTCACAGGACTCCGCCAAGCAGCTGCTGGCCGACCTTCAGGCGGAACTGGAGAACAACGAACTCTACAAGGCGGACTTCGGCATCGGCAAGGGCGACGGCATCTGGAGCGACGGACGCTTCAGCACCAGCGACGGTTCCATGTTTATCGCGCTGGGCCGTGGCCAGTCGCCCCGTGGCATAAAGAAATCGGGCCGCCGCGTCAACTACATAGTCATCGACGACATCGACGACGACGAAATGGTGCTCAATCCCGCCCGTGTCGAGAAAGCCACCGACTGGTGCCTCTCCGCACTGTACGGAACGATGGACGCGGGCCGTGGCCGCTTC